TAATAATATTATTATTATTATTATTTATCTTTTTAAAAAAAGTTTTAAAAAAACTTGTAAAGTATGATAATGCAGGTACCTTGTTTATCCTGCATAGTTCTTGTTTACTTACTGCATAGCCCTATATCTAGATTTTTAGTAACTGGTTAAACTGGTATACCGATTTCTTGATAAACATAAATTTTACATCCACTGTTTGACCTTTACTAATAGTAAATGGGTAGGTATTACCGTAGCTATCAGTCCACTGTAAAACAAAGTTGATTTCATACAGTGGATCCTTCTGCCTAAACTGAAACACCCTATACAAGCTATCTGCATTATAGATAAACTTATATGATGAAATACCAGGACTGGGCTGGCTTATATCGGGTAAAAAATCGGTCATTACGTTATTGTAACCTACAGTCTGTAACCCTGAATTATTAAAGGCTTCTGGATGTATGTTCATATCAGTAACCATTTGTACTGATTTTAATGCGCTCATATATTCAAAGGTAGTAAATTGCTGTGTTGTTACTATAGCAACATACCCAGTTACCGGCGGATCCGGTAGCGGAAATGCAAATGGTGGTGTTCGAACGTTTTGCAGTACTGTACCAAATTCAGTTGATATACGCATTTTTTCATCAAGCCCTACAGGACTTTTACTATCAAACTGCACTGTGCAAAAACCTACTAGATATACATAGCTTGGCTGATTAGTAAATATTTCTATTGGTGTTGGTAGGTCCCGATCAAAATAGGCTGCATCAGTATACAGTTGCATTAGTTGCAAATCCGAATTATACCGGAAAAAAGGTACAGCAGATGCTGAAAGTGCTGGTACCAACGCAACCAAGCTAGCAAATGCACCTGCTAGCGCAGTATTCATAATATCTACTATCGCATAATAGTCATACAGCCAGTAGTATGGATTCAGAAAGTCTTGTTTTGCTGTACCAACAAGGGGCAAAGTAAAAGCTATACCATTTGGATTTGGAGTATTTTGTGTTACGAACTGGTAAAATACCTGTGTACCTACTGATGCACCATACCTTAGGGTAAAACTATAAATCCCCCTATTGATATCTAATACAGGTGTTTGAACGCAAAACTGGATTATAGGGATATTATCACCTGGAAAAGCTAACCTAGTTACACTGCAATAATAATCACCTGGATCTTGCAAGATAGGTTGCGTACTATGAATGGTTAGCTTAGCTATTTTACCATTATTACCTTCATAAGGTAAACCAGCAGTACTAGTATCAGCACTATCGATACTTGCATTATAAAAGAAAACGTTAGCCATTATATATAGTATTATATTATATTATTCCTAGTTAGGAATAATATAATATATTACTTTATATAATGGCTGATAAAAATATTAATCGTGTAGTCGATACCCGAATTGAGGCTATGAGCCAAAATTCTACAACTTATGTTGTGCAAGAAGGTGCAAGTGTTACTAGCTATATCCGGCTTCCTGCAGCCAGCCACAGCAATTCTAACACAGTATTTAATTTAAATAACATTGCAGATAAGGTATGCCGTGATCCCCGCATGACTATTGAAGTAACTGCCCGGTTAACACTGAATGTTAATAATGCAAATCCCGGGTCAGTTCTTGCAATTACCGCAGTAAACTTCGGTAAGAAGCAGTATCCTGTAAACCGATGTGTTTCATCGGTGCAACACCAAATCAATCAAGCTAGTATTACTATGCAGACTAGCCGGCTTATTGATGGTTTGGCCCGTTTGAATGCCATGAGCCAGGATTCTGATTTTTATGAGGATACCCAACCAGATGTTGTTGATAGCTATGCTAATGCAAATGCATCATTACTGAACCCTCTTGCACCATATTCAAATACTATCCAAGGTGAAGGTATATTTAAGCCTAGAACCCTTAGTTATACGATTGTATCCGGTAACTTACTTTCACCAGGAGTTGGTACAGTGGTAGTTGATTGCTCTTTTAACGAGCCTTTGGTTACACCGTTTAACAACATTAGCAAGAAGAACCGCAGGGGATACTATGCTATTACTGGTGAGTTGATTAACATTACTTGGGTTTCGAATATGGTGCAACAGATGTTTGCTTTTGTGCCTCCTGCAGGAGTTACCATTACAACATCATCAGTGGATTTAACCACGCAACAGTGTGCATTAAACCTTATTTACATGACCCCCCAGGAAGGTTACTACAAGGAAATCCCTATGAACAGTGTTTATCCCTATTCTAACTACCAGTTGTTTACCCTGGATGGACTTGGTTCTGTTGCACCTGGTGGCGTACTGAATAACATTTCTACCCCTGTTTGCAACTTTACTAACGTACCTAAGTTAATCTTGGTCTATGTTAAGCTATCTGATAGTGCAATTGATACTACTACACCGGATAAGTACCTTGCATTGGAATCCCTTAGCTGTACGTTTGATAGTGGAAATCCCCGATTTGCTGGTGCATCACCACGCCAATTATCCGATGTATCCGTTCGAAACGGTTCTACACTGCCACAGGAATTCTTCCGGCAGTTGGTTTTGAATGCACCTGATGGTAGCCCGCAACTGTTTGGTTGTGGTAGTGTGATGGTTATTAACCCTGCACTTGATTTGCTTACTAGTGATGGTTTGAGTACTGCAAGTGCTGGCCGATATATCTTCCAGGCTACACTTAACCTTAGAAATAAAACCAATATTGCATTTAGTGCATGCAGTTTGTATGTTGTTGGTATTTCTGATGCCCAATTGGAGCGTGTTGGTAGTGAATACCGTAACTACTTGCTTACACTGCCTGAAGATGTTCTTGATATGGCTAAGAAGTTACCTGTTATCGATCATCAACGGTATTCTGATGCAGGCCGTGCAAATGGCTTCCTATCTGGTGCAGGATTTAGTTTGGGCGATTTTATGGGTAAAGCTATGGGTATGTATGATAAGCATAAAGACTTGATTAAGGGAGCCTATGACCTTGGTACAGGTATTCATAAGGCAATTAAAGGTGGTATTGCAGTTGGAGGCCGAAAAGTGCGTGGAGGTGCAAGAGCAGCAGCCGATATGTTTTACGAATAAATAAATTTAATTAATAATTAAAATCTGCATAGGAATGCATAGAAAACAATTGCATAGCATTTGTTTTTAATGCAGTTACTTGGTTAACTTATGATATATGTATCGAAACTATATTTTAGAGTAACAATGGTGCAACTTTCATGCCTACTTGACCAACAGTACGGCCAACATCCTTGATGCCAGACCAAAGATCATCAAAAAAGCCTGAACCTTGGCAATGCGGGCAGTAAGTTCGGCCACTTAATTGGCGTTGGCCACCAAGTGCAATACCACCTTTACGTTTTCGGCCACCAAGTGCAATACCGCCAAGTGGAATACCGCCAACTGCAATACCTCCATATCCTGTTTGGTGCATACCACCTTTACGTTTTCGGCCACCAACTGCAATACCACCAAGTGGAATACCGCCAACTGCAATACCTCCCCTTCCACTACCGAGCACACCTTGCAGTACAGGAAATAAATCCATGAAATTAAACCCACCACTAACTTCCCCACTAACTTCCCCTCTAGCAGCAGCTTGACCTACATCGGATTGCAAGTATTGTAAAACGTCTTCAGCCCCACCCTCTGACTGCTTTTTAAGGCCTGCATAAATATATTTATGGTCTTTACTACTATACTGAGGAAACAAGTCTTTTAAGACTAACATAGCTTGCCGGTATGCAGCAAGGCCTCGTACCGCTTTACCACTAAATTCGAGTTTTTGACCAGTAGCATTAGAATAGCCTCTAACACCACCAACTACATGGTCGACATCTTCTTCATCAGAATATTGCATATATAATAATGTATTATAGGAATGTCTATAATACATATATATATATAATAATGATTAAAGCAAGAAAGTCTATTAAGGGTGGTCTGATTGGTGTTATACCTGATAACAGTATACTCTCTACAAGGGAAGTTGCTGGTAGAAATGCTGATAAGTCTATTCCTGCAAACGTTAGGGATGCGGTAAAAACAATGGTTGGTAGGTTTAATCTTGGATCTCGATTAGGTGATGAAGCCTCCAGGCTTTCAGTAGCTGTTCCTGAAGGAGTAGGTTCTTTCTTCCAGAATGCACAACCTTACAGTAGTGATATTGATATCAATACCAAAATTAATATAAACACTTCTGAGTTAGGTGAATATAATTTCTCCTCGGTTAGTGAGTTTGTGGCTGGAACTATTCAGCGTATAGTTAGTAGAGTAGTCAACCTTACTTCTTGGAATGCTGATAAACCATCTGGCCAACTGTTATTTTCTGATTTCAAATGTGGTAAGGATGCATCTGGTAGGGGTATACATTGGACCTGGCAAGAAATTCTTGATGGCATTAAACAGGTTGATGGTGCAGAACTGACTTTGGAAGAAGTTATGCAAGATGAAAATGACCCCTTCCCTATTACGAAGCTGGATATTATTACCCTAGTACTAGGCAAATACACCGAAATTAGCATGGTTTATATGATTAGCGTTGATGGTAAGCCCTGGAATTATAAACCGTTAGGCAACAATAACTATATTGAAGTACTGCGTTCTGATACCATGGATAAAATTCGTGAAGGGAAATACCTTAAAGCCTGCAAACGTATATTTAGTAATGCACGGATAAAAGTAGGTGGTGTTATCGATGTGCGAGTATGTAATGCGGTACTACCACTATTAACAAGTAATGCATCTAAACTAGCAGCTTGTGGATCTAGTCTAGATACTATCCGGTTGATGGCTGATCAGAATTTAAAGGTTAACCAGATGTTTATTAATAAGGAATTTGTTGCTATGGCTGATGCCATTTCTAGTATCAGCGATCTAGATTTAGATCAAGTTTACATCAACAAAAAGCTACGAGAGATTAATACTAGCATAAACAAATATAAAAAGCTTGAAACAGGGGTACAAATTGAAGAGCTATCTGAGTATATAACGGATAAAACAAGTGCTGCAACAATAGAATACCTGCAATCATTGGGTGTTCGCCAGTGGACTGACTTACCAGCTAGGTATATTGATAGGAGTGAACTAGATGATGATGATGATGACTTTCCAGCTTTACCAGATGTGCCAGGTACTGGGATTTCCGATGTTGAACCACTCCTGTTGATGCCACCACCAGGAGCTAAACCAGCTAAACCAGCTAAACCAGCTAAGGTAGTTGCCCCAAAAATTAATATTAAATCTAAAGTTGCTAAAACAGTTGCAGAGGCAATTGAAACATTTGATGCACCACTACCTAAATGGTTTACTGATTCCCCTGGAATAAAAGTTAATGATTTCATCATATCAGGAACATCTGGTATACGATCTATCATCTATTTGGGTGTAGATATAACAGGTGAACTTGGTATTGATACCCCTGCTGGGTTAGAAGCTGTTAAGAGGATGGTTAGAGATATTAGGGGAGTAGCGGAACCAGTAGTAAAGATTAAAACTAAAGCTAAAGCTAAAGCTAAAGCTAAAGCTAAAGCAGTAGAAGAAATAGAAGAAGTAGAAGAATTAAAACCAGAAGACTGGTTCGCTGATCCCTTTTTATTTCCTAAACCTGTTGAAAAAGCTGTTGAAAAAGCTGATCCTATGAAAGATGCATTAACAGTACGCAAATCAAATAAGGGTGTAGATTACTACATGGAACCAGTAGCAGGTTTACCTAGAATGCCTGCTATGCAAGGTCAACGGCAACAATTACCTATCAGAATAGAAATGCCTAAGCCTATACCAAAAGCTAAAGCTAAACCTAGCCCTAGGGCTAGGGTTGCACCATTGGCTATAGAAGCACCAGTTGCACCAGTTGCACCAGCATTTGTTTTTCCTAATCAACAGCTGTACTATCTAGCCAAAACCCGTAAGGATGGTGCATTAAGAGCAGAAAAAATTAAGTTAGCCGATATAACCCCAGATATGGATATCTATATTATGGTTAAACCGCCTGGAAAGATACAGTCAGTTAGGCAGTTAATCCGAAAGGGTTCTGTATCTGGGCAAGGGATGTATGAAACCACATCTAATGATTTGGGTAGATATGCCACACCTACTTATAACCAGATTAGAGGTGGTTCAGGATTGCAGGGTAACGAAACAACTGGTAATATGGTTGGTAGCTATTTAGCCCCTACTTATAAACAGGATGTGGTCGACTTTAGAGGTGGTTCTGCCGAAAATTATAGCCCAGGTGCATCCCTAGATCAGGGTGGTAAAAAAGGGTATACTACAGGGGTTTATAGTAGGTATATACCTGAAGCACCAATTTACCCTAAAATTTTTGGTAAAACCAAAGTAATGGCTGTACCTGTACCAAAAAGGCCCTTAACTGCATTTGGGCAAGCTAGGGTGGTAAGACCAAGTATGTGGAATAAAAACAAGTTCTAACCCAACTTAAAATAGTTTCGATACATACATCATAACATAACCAAGTAACTGCATAGAAAACAAGTTCTATGCAGTTGTTTTCTATGCAAAATTACCTGTTGCTATGCAGGAGTTAAACAGTACTAATATTATAGGGAACAGGTACCTGTTCTTCTTCTGCCCTATGCGGATCGTTATGTTTTTTCCTACGATTTCTTCGCGCTTGGTTTTTTTTATTAACAGGAGTATCAGGATCGAGTACTTCAGCATCCTGTTCCCTAGTTTCACATGATGATGTGCCACAATTAGATTTTTTTACCCTAACTAGTATTAGGGTTAATGCTGATAAGACTATTGCAGCGATTTCCATTATAGTATAGTATAGTATATAGTATCTAATATAAAATGTGATTTATTTTATTCTTATAATTTATAAGAATAAAGTATTATCAATGAGTGTGCCTAATGATGAAGAGTTAAACAACTTAGATTGTATTAATGATTATGATTTGCATAGCTCTAATAAGAAGTTCATTCAAATTATATGTAATAAGTTACTACCTGAACCCAAGAGCTTGCCTATGGCTACCCACTATGTTAGTCATACAAGATTGCCAGGCAGGATATGGTTGCATGGTATTAGAGTAATAATCGATATCGAGTATTCAGTTATTCCTGATGGTAGAAACACGGCCTATTTAAATATTATTAATCCGTTTAACTATGCAACCATAAGGACCCTGAGCTGTTCGCACAAACCAGTAGAACAGATGGTTGCCAACTTATTAGAACAGCTTAACAAGCTAGTATACCACAAAGTATATGGGTTCATGGAACCAGATGCAATAGAATTAAATAATGCCTTAATAGGGCTATTTAAAAACAACTGCAGTGCTATCAAGATAGGTAGTGATACCTGTTGCATTTGTTATGATGAGTGTAACAGTAAAACACCTTGCGGGCATGATGTTTGCATGCCCTGTTTAAGCATAATACCAGTACATGCATTCGAACCTGAATCAGATGATGAAGAAAGTTTATTTAATCCTGATGAAGAAGGTATATCCTGCCCCATGTGCAGGGCCTTTATACCAATACTACCCTTCGATTTCGAACCAAATAGTAAATAGCTATGCAGTATAAACAAGGTACCTGCATTATTGAACTTTACAAGTTTTAAAAAATCTTTTTTTAAAAATAAATAATAATAATAATAATAATATTATTATTATTAT